AATAATTTAGGAGATAAAAGTGATTCCTAAAGATCAACATAATGTATTTCATAAAAGATATTACGGAAATTTAAATCCAAATATTGAAGAGGAAAACTTATTTTATGAAAATGATTTAGAGCTAAAACAAAAAGATAAAATATTATATAAATATAATAATGAAGGTTTTAGATGTGATGATTTTACTAAAGAAAAAAATGGATTACATATTTTATTTGCAGGATGTTCAGAAACTGAAGGTGCTGCAAATAAACTTGAAGATGTATGGGCTTATGTTCTTTATAATAAAATTAAAGAAACTCACAGCGTAGCAGGATATTATAATGTTGGAAAATCTGGGCTTACTGTATCTGCAATCATAATGAATGTATTCCAGTATATCTACGATTACGGTTATCCAAATTATATATTTTTACAGTTACCAGATCAAACGAGGTATGTTACCTGGGATGAAGAAAACTATTACCACCCAAAATATCCAATTCGAGGTGAAGAAATAGATAAATATGGTAAAGATGTTTATTTTAAAAATCATGATAATTTACCAGTAATGAAAATAAATTTATTATATAACTATTTTTTATTAAAAAATTTAATTCAAGTTTGTGAGCTAAATAATACTAAAATAATATGGTCTACTTGGCATCCAGATACAGTTAAATGGATAATTCCAGAACTAAAAAAACTAAACGGGTACATAGAAACAGGCAATAATACAAAGGATGCCTGGGATATTAAATTAAATGAGTTAAAGGCAAGAGATGGATGGCATTTTGGTAAGGGTTTTCATAAATTGTGGGCAAAAAAATTTTATGAGGAGTTTTTAAATGTTCAAAATAATTAGAAGAATGATAGTTAAAAGAAAAGTAAAAAAAATGCTTAAAAAAAATAGGTATACATACTAATGATAATTTTAGGAATTAACGAAACATCTCATGATGCATCTGTTTCTTTAATAAAAGATGGACAAATACTGTTTTCTGCTCATGCAGAAAGATATAGTAAAATTAAAAATGATTGGTATAACAATCAAGATATCTATCAAGATATGCTTAATTACGGAACACCAACACACATAGCTTATTATGAAAGACCTCAATTAAAAAGATCAAGATTGCTACTTCGTGGCGGAGCTGGAGACTGGAAGCCAAATATTCCTATGAATTTACCAGTCAAATACTTTTCTCATCATCATTCTCATGCAGCAGCTGGTTACTATACAAGTAGGTTTGATGACGCAGTTATTGTCGTTTTAGATTCAATTGGAGAATATAATACTTCTACCGTGTGGGTTGGAGAAGGTGAAAGTATTAAATTAAAATTTAAACAAAATTATCCAGTTAGCTTTGGATTATTCTATTCAGCATTTACTCAATTAGTTGGTCTTATGCCAAATCAAGAAGAGTATATTCTCATGGGTATGGCTGGATATGGTGATCCTAATAAATATTTAAAAAAAGTCTTAGAATACTTTCCTTCGCCGTACCAACAAAAATATAATTTTCATAAGGGTATACATGATTGGGGCGTAATATCAGGAGATCAAGATAGATTTGATATAGCTGCAGCTGTTCAAGTTGTTTATGAAAGTAATTTAATGCAATTTATGAATATGGCAAAATCTATAACTGGCAAAGATAATTTGGTTTTTATGGGAGGTTGTGCATTAAATTGTTCTGCTAATACAAAGCTATGGAAAATATTTAAGGATATTTGGATTATGCCAAACCCAGGGGATGCTGGTAGTTCATTAGGTGCAGCAGCTGCTTTATATGGTAAGCATATAAAATGGAATGGACCGTACCTTGGTACAGATATTAGTGGTGCTTGGCCAAGACATGAAATATTAAAAGAGTTAAAAGAAAATAAAATAGTAGCTGTAGCCTCTGGACGAGCAGAATATGGTCCAAGAGCTTTAGGAAATAGAAGCATACTAGCAGATCCAAGGGATCCAAATATTAAAGATAAAGTTAATCAAATTAAAAAAAGAGAAAAATTTAGACCGTTTGCTCCAGTTGTTTTAGAGCATTTTGCACACGAGTGGTTCGATATGCCTACTAGATCTACTCCTTATATGCAGTATGCTATTAGATGTAAACAGCCTGATAAAATACCATCAGTTGTGCATATTGATGGCACATCAAGAGTTCAAACTGTTAATGAGTATAATCATCCTGAGCTACACATGCTACTAAGACAATGGTACTGGGAAACTGGTGTTCCAGTTTTATTAAATACTAGTTTAAACATAAAAGGACAACCACTCCTTAATGATCAAAATGATATAATTGAGTGGCAAAATAAGTACGACGCTAAGATATATGGAGGAAATAATGTTTAATGAACAATTTAGGAAAAATCCAAACATCATACAGTTGGCTCCTAAATTATTTATTTATAAAAATTTTATAAATGGAGATTTATTAGAAAAAATAAATAATATTTGCAAGGGTCACATCAAGGATGTACCGATAAGTCATAATATTGATTGGTATCAGAATAGAACAACATCCTTGGTATTTGATTTGCTTGAGGTATGGGAGCAAGCTAGCGAGCTAATTTACCCAGATTTGGTAATGCATCCGCAAGCTTCAATGCTTATTAGCAGGCCAGGAGATGGCGGTATGTTTACACATGCTGATGCACCAGGTCAGCCTCACGAAGACTGTGGCCCCGTTTGTGGCACATGTGAAATAGCTTCTGCAAAATTGATTTCAGAAGATAGATGGAATACATGCTGTAGATTACACTACGGTTTAGTTATATATTTTGGTGACTGGTCAGGCGGAGAAATATTCTATGACCATATAAATAAAGATGGAGAATATGTTTCAGAGGAGATAGTGTTATCTGAAGATGAAAAGTTAACTATAAAGCCAGAAAATGGTGACTTAGTTATACACGGCGCACATGGAGATTATGCACATGGCACAAAAGAAGTTACAGATGGAGTTAGATTTGCATTTTCTAATTTTGTTCTTCCAGCTCACACTAACCCAGGCACTTTTTATAACTACAAAACCAAAGAGTATCTAGATCAAATCGAAGAGGTAAAAAAGAAAAAAGATATAAAGCTTTGGCTAAAGATTATGAATGAGTTCTCTTGGCAAGATCCACCAGAGGTATTAGAAGAAAAAGAAAAGGGCATAAGTGGTATCAGGTACAGGTAGTATCTATAGACAAAATCTGTCTTAATTGCTACAATATACTCGTTGCCTCTGTAGCTCAGCGGATAGAGCGAGACTCTTCTAAGGTCTGCGTCGGAGGTTCGATTCCTTCCAGGGGCGCAACTTTTTACTGTTAATTTTGATAAGGTGGTTTTATGAAGAATTTATATATTATAGGAGACTCTCATTCTGTAAGAATGGGGCAAGGCCTCTTTGATAATATAATAAAAAAAATGAGTATATCAGAACCTTATTCAATATATACTACGGAAGGCATAGATAAGTTATTAAAAAAAGATGATGAGGGAAATCCGATTAGACAAAAGCATGAAGTTAGAACTATTAATTTTAAAAATAGATCTATAACATGCGCCTCATATTTAGGCAGATCAGCTTTAAGATTTGACTATAAACTTAATAGGTATATGAATTTTTGGGATGACGAGGACAGCACCGTAATGCCGTGGCTGGGGTATATAGATGTAAAAAATTATTTGCCTAATAAAAAATTAAAAAAATATGTACCAGTACATGATGTAGTAGATACATACGTAGAAAATACTCTTAAAAGTTTTAAAAAATCAAAATTAATTTTTATTAATCCCATGCCACAGTTTGAGGTTATAGTAACAGCAAGATGGAAAAATTTTTCTGTAGATCCAGATATTCCATTTGAAGATAGGCATGAAGAACATTTATTATTTTCTAAAGCTTTAAAAGAAAAGTGTTTATCTGTCGGTCTAGAAGAGCCGATAATGATAGAAAAAATTTTAAATGTTCCTTGGATAGGAACTACTATGCAGTATAAAACTCCATTAGAATATATATATAATGATCATTGTACCCCAGAGTATTATGATAGAATATTAGAACATATATTAGATCATACTGGATTTAATATTGGTCCATAGCTCAGTTGGTAGAGCGTCGAACTGTTAATTCGAATGTCGCAGGATCGAGACCTGCTGGACCAGCAAGGCCCTTATAGCCCAGCGGTAGAGGCGGTAGACTTAAAATCTATATAGCGTTGGTTCGAATCCAACTAGGGGCACAAATGATATAATTAACAAATAGAGAAGGAGCATATATGCCTTGGAATATTAAGCAGGGTGCAGCTGGTTGCAATGGGTATGCAGTTGTAAAAGATGATGGAAAACTAGTTGGCTGTCATGACTCTGAAACAAAAGCTAAAGCTCACTTAAGAGCATTATACGCTAGCGAAAACAAGAAAGAAAATTAAAATTTCAAAAATATTTATTGCCATAACAAGCGCTAATGAAAAAGACTTAAAGCAAACTGTTTTGAGTGCTATAAAAAACTCAGATGATCCAGACAGTTTAGTTTTTGGTATTTTTGATTTATGTATGAATGGGTTCCCGCAAACAGATTTTACAGAATTTAAAAACGTTATATATATGCCAATGATTTTTAGCGGTACCCAAGGAATAGGATTAGCCCGACTTATAACATCTTCTATAATAACTCCAGATTGTGATTATGTTTTACAGCTTGATTCTCATATGTTGTTTACTAAATCTTGGGATACAAAAATAAAAAATAGATATAAGGATTTAGAATCTAAATATAACAAACCAATAATAAGTTCAAGATGTAATTATTGGGAATACGATAATGAAATGAATATAGTTGTAGATGGTAAAGTTGTTGAAAATATATATAATTTTGAGTATAATAGTAATTCTCCTGTTTCAAAGTTAGTCTTTAAAGACTACCAGACTTCTTTATTTCAAGACGGATACCCAACTATAACTGGGATCGATACTGAAGAAATGGTATATGCTGAGCATAGCTTGATATCCGCACAGTTTACATTTAGTAGGCCAGATCTGTACTCAGAAATAGTTCATGACCCCAGACTTCCTTGGGGAGGAGATGAGCCAATATATTCTCTAAGGGCATGGACAAGAGGCTATCAAATGTTTTCAATTCAAGATACAATATGTTTTCACTATAATAAGAACACCATGACTGCTGGTTATAATAAAGATAATCAAGAGGATTGGAGAAATTTAAAAAATAATGATAATAGGCTTTTTAAGCTATATCAAAAAAGATATAATGATGGGCTGACTATAATGAAAGACATATTGCTTGGAAACTATTTGGGGTATTGGGGAGCTGAGTCTCTATCAGAATTAAAAGATTTTGAAAGTGCTTGCGGTATTAGTTTTAACGATTTTTATTCTACCAAAAAATCTGCTTTTATGATATAATAACTTTAGGTTGCCGAATGGGACCTAATTTAATTTATTCGCTTAAAGGAGGAATAAAATGGTAACACAGTTTGCCATGGATCTTTTTAATGATCCATTTTTTATAGGCTTTAACAGAGAGTTAAATCGCCTAAATCATGCACATAAAATCAATTCACAATCATACCCACCATATGATCTTCTAAAATTAGATGAAGATACATATAGAATTTCTATTGCTGTTGCAGGTTTTTCAAAAGATGATATTGATGTTTCTGTTGATAATGGAACATTAGTTATCAAGGGTGAAATTGTTGAGGTAACAGATGCTGAAGTTGTTCATAAGGGAATTGCAGGTCGTAAATTCACACGATCATTTGCCCTTGGTGAATATATGGAAGTAACTGGTGCAGAAATGAAGGATGGTATGCTACATATAAATGTAGATCGTATTATTCCAGAAGAAAAAAAGCCAAAGACAATTAAAATTAAGTAAGGTATAATGGTAAGCACCTGAGTAAGTGTTTAAACTGCTCCATAAAGAGAGGACAGTATGAATATAATTAATCATTCCGAAAGCATCTGGGAGTATCAAGACGTACACGATTCTATAGATGGTTTACTCGGCAATTTGATGTCTGGGTATTGGATGGATTATACTAATGTTGGCGGAGGCAATACTATTATTGGAGCCTCTACTGGACTTCATCCAGACTCTAAATACTATCATGAAGTTTTAAAAATTTTTACTAATTGCTTTACTGATTATTTAAATAAAAAAGATATAGATATACCAATGGAAAATCTAGATGTGATGCCTATTCCAGATAGGGATTGGTTAGAGCAAAAATATTTTACAGTTAGAAGATATGACCCAGGCTCAGTAATGTTTCCACACGAAGATTATGGAGTTCCGTTGAGGCCAAAATATACAGCACTTCTTTATTTTAATGATAACTATGAAGGTGGAGAGATAGCTTTTCCAGACAAAAACATTTCCATAAAGCCTAAAAGAGGATCAGTAATAATTTTTCCAAGCATAACAATGCACGAAGTTAAGTTAATGATAAGTGGTCAAAGATATTTGACATCATGCTACCTTTACGAAAAGAATTAATATGCCAAGATATGAGTATGCATGTATTGAATGTGATTTTGGTATGGAAGTAACAAAGTCTTTTTCAGAAGCTGATTCTATTGAAATGTGTGAAAAATGTGGAAGCGTAATGAATAAAGTTTATAGCACATTTGGAATACAGTTCAAGGGCGGCGGCTTCTACTCAACTGGTGGTTAACTAAATCCTTCAATGATATAATTAACTTGTTATAAAAGTTATAACAAGGAGTTATCAGTTGACTAGGACTAAAGCATGGAGACTATCATTAGCCACAATTTTGGGATTTGGTTGGCTATTTCTAACTCCTGCCTATAGTGATGATCCACTAAGCTTAGCAGCTCAAGAGATACAAAAATTAAACAATAGTGTAAATGATTTAAGCTATAAAGATGAGTTTAATTCTTTAATAAATATAGCAGAATCTAAATATAATGATGCAGTTAATGCAAAAACTGCTAAAAATAACGCATTTGCTGCATATGATACAGCAGTTGAAAATGAAGCAGCAGCGCTATCCACAAGAGATGCTGCACAGGTAGCAGTAGATGGCCAGACCGTAGTGGTTGCAACAGCTTTAACTAATAAAAATAATGCTCAAGATTCTTTAGATATAGCAAACATAAATCTTCAAACAATTCAATCTGCAATTCAAAATGCTGGCAGTTCAGGACTTCAATATACAGTATATCATCTTGTCAGGGGATTTAATGGAGTGGCAATTCCTGACGCATATATATGCAGCGGAACGTGGAACTCTAACTCTATGAATCTACCAATTTGTGGGTATTATGAAGATATCGTTGTAAAGTTTACTGGACAAATAACTGTACCGTCTCATTGGACAGAAACAAAGTTTGCAGGCTACACAGATGATGGCTTTAGAATGTACATTAACGGGCAAATTGCAATCAATAATTGGGTGGAGCAAGGGGCAACCTGGAGTCCCTATTCCCCAATATATAATGTAACTAATGACAAGACTTTTGACGTAGAAATTTGGTGGTATAACGGTGGAGGCCCAGGATCCTATCATTTGGGCTGGGCAATCCCTGGAGGATGGACTGGTGCAGGATGTGACTATACTGGAGGATGGGGAGTAGGTTTTAGTTGTAACTTAAACACATTTTCACATGGGTCTGGGCCAACACAAGCACAAATTAATGAATATAACTCTGCATTAGAAGCACAGCAGGATGCACAAACAAATTATAATAATAAGCTTGCTATATACAATCAAGAAGTTCAAAACCTCACAAGCCTTACACAAAACCTAACAACGGCTAATCAAAACCTAACAACGGCACAAACAAACCTAACAACTTCCCTAGCAAATAAAAATAATGCAATAGCAACATATGATCAATCTATTATTGATTTAAATAATTCTATTGCTGATGCTTGGGATTATTATGAAGAACAAAAAGCAAGAGAAATTGCTACTGCATTAGCTCAAGCCGCCGCTGCTGCTGCAAATCAACCAGCTCCAGAGCCAAGTCCTGAAGTCACTATTGAGCCTTCTCCTCAACCATCTCCTGAGCAAACAGAACAAGTTGATCCCACTCCAGAGCCAACGCCTGAAACCACAAATGAGGCGACTCCAGAGCCAAGCCCTGAGCCTGAGACTTCTCCAGAGCCTGAACCAGAGCCTTCACCTCAGCCAACGGATACAGATCCAGCCCCAACTCCTGAACCAGAGCCAGCTCCTGAACCAACTTTGGAAGAAACACAAGACAATGTTATCATAAAAGATGAAGACTTGAAAGAACTCATCCCAGAAAAAGGGGAGGGAACTGCAGAGGATCTTTCTGGAGTTATAGCTAATTTAACAAGTAAGGATAATAAATTAGTTAAATTAAGTACAGAGCAAATTGCTGCTGTTAGTAAAACTCTAATTGCCTTAACAAATGAAGCAAAGGCTGAGGTTGCACAAGATCTTGGAATTAAAGCAACTGAAGTTGCTGTAATTGCAGAGGCAATGAAATCTAATCCAGAATTGGCTACAGCGTTTGTTGAGTTTAAAGATAGAGAGGCAGAAGCAGGAGACTCCGCAATGCCCTACACACTAGCTGATGCAACTACAGAGGTACAAACGGAAGCATTTTTGGCGGATCCAATAGGAGCAATTTTAAATATAGATTTGAGTAAAGTTTTAAACCCATCTGAATGGGGTAAAGATATGACTGATGACCAACGAGAAAAAGCACAGGAAGTTGTAGTCCCAGTAATTATCGCATCAAATATTGTGGCAGCAGCCATGACTAGGAGGATATAATGAAAATAATAAAGGGCTTTATAAATTGGCTCTGGGAAGCAATTAAGGAGAGTATTGCTCAGGTTTGGACCCTCCTTGGATTCTTTATTGCCTGGCTTACCCTGACTGGAACAGCTCAAGACGTGGTTGGAGTAGCAACCATAGCAGCCACTGTTATATGGCTACTAACAATACCTCTTCGAAAAGAAGAGGAATAAATGCTATAATCTAACTATGAAAAAATTAATTAGTATTGCCACGGCAGGCGTAGTAATGCTATCATTGACTAGTTGCGGCTATCAGGGGCATTATAGATACCCATGTCAAGATCCAGCAAATTGGGCAT